ACCAACAAACGATAGTGACCTGAATGTGGTTTTGCAGGCGGACGAGAACATCTAAAGGAGAAAAGGATGGGCACACTAATAGATCACACCAACTTCGATGACTACCTTGTGCAGTCAACGCAAGGGCGTTCGGGCACGCCGGACGGGAATGTTTATTTCGATAAGGAGAATAACCTTATTGAACTTATCGGCGTAGACGAACTGGCGACGTTTGACCATACATCGCGGGGCGGTGGGTCAAACGATCCGAACCAGTTGACAAACTTCGACGGCATCACGCTTCGAGGCTTATACAACTTCGAGAACGAGCAGCGCAGAACAGACGAAACACTGCGAAAGTACGAGCGTGGTAGCGCAGGTATCTATCGGTTTGCTGGATCCTTCAATTTCATCAACGGCGTAAAACTGGACGACACGGTGCTTGGTGATGGCTCGCAGGACCGCGATAAGCTCCGTGGCTCTGGCTGGGTAGAATATGCAAACCAGGGTGATGGACAGACCGACATTGACCGCATCTATCACGGCGTGTTATCGCTGGTTGACATTCAGGCCGCAACAGTTCCGTATTGGGCGCTTGTTACCGCCGAGGATGAAGCAACCCTTCAAGCCGCAACGTGGACAGACTTCGTTCGTCTGGGCGACATTAACGAGGCCGTGCAGGTATACGGAGACTCAACTTATGACTCCGGTGCTGGTGACTTCGATTACACGACCCGAATACTTGTCGTTCGCGTTCGCTCGTGGCAGTACAACCCCGGCGAAACCACATCTGTTTTGACGGGAATCTCTGAGTTTTCTGGCTTCTCTGCCGGTTACGGTGTTGGCGAAACCATCAATCCTGCTAACACATACACGCTTGCTGATGTATACGGCGGGGCGCAGATTGCCCCCTGGACAGGCATGAGTCTTGAAGAACTTGGAACCCCTCAGTCAGAGACAGGGTTCAATGAGTCGGACGGTGACTTTACGTGGGTGTTGGGTAACACCGGCGGCGGAACGGTAGCTGAATGTGCCGCATTTCTCGACGCCTTGATTTTGCAAGACACCGACATTGACGATGGCACAGGGGTATATCTAGGCAACAAGGGGCGCGTGTGGTACTCAAGGAACGCCGCGGGCAAGGTCGTAACTGCATCAATCGGTAGCAAAGGTCTGTTTATTGAGGGGCTATCCACTGCCGAGAAGCAGAACATCATTATGACCGATGACGCTGGTGACGAAAAGACCTACCCGTATTTCCCGGATGTTCAGATCACGGTGGGCGCTCCGGCAATCGCTGACACCAATGCTTTCTACCATGTATTCTACAACGAGGGAACCGGACTATTCGATACGGCAAACGCCTTCACGGTGACGGACGATGGGTCAGTCGCCGTAAAGGGGAACGTTTCAACAGATCAGGTTGGAGGCAAAGTTTCCTTTGCCTACGCCTATGACACGAACAGCGAGAACGGGCTAACCGCTGGAACCGACAAAGACTGCGTGGTTCTTGTTGAAGGAGACGGGGGTGCTGCTCAGGCAATCACTTACTTTACGATCACGCGCGACGCCATTGTGCCCGTAACATGCGTCCCGCCCGCTGACAACAACGCTTAGGACTAGAAATGAGCGTAGCTGTGCCGGTCATTGATTACATTGACCCCGTAACCAGGAGGGTATACCTCCTGGACGGAATCACTGAGTACCACCCGCTTGATGACATCTATGCGGAGGTACGCTATCTGCGAAGAACAGATGAATCGTTGCGTAAGTATTTCGTATTCACGCAGGGCGGGGGGAACATACCGAAGAACGTACAGGGAACCCTGCGAACACCTCGCTACGCTATATTCAAGAACTGCAAGGTGGTGGTGAGTGGGGATACATACGTGACGGGCGAACAGCTTTACGCTGATGCAGATGGCAACATGATTGGCAAGGGGCCGGACTGTGTTGACCATGCGCTATCGCCAGAAGATGCCTATTTGGATTATGAGCCTCCAGGTTCTGAGGTTATATCGGTGGACACGGGCGGAACGTTCACAGAGGAAGACCGCGCCGGAATGCGGAACAGGCACAGGTGGATGTTTAACAAGCAAGAACTGACAGATGGCGGCAAGTTGGTGTTATACGACGATGATGGTGTAGCGATAATCGGAGAACAACAACTGTATATCGCCGATGGTAGCAAGTATAAACCACCAAATGATGTGCCAGCCAAGCGAGATGCCGTCAATGATATCTAGTGGACTTGGATTACATGGCGGTTTCTTAACTGGAGGGCTGGGAGGGTTTGTCTCGCTTGTTGTGGAGATAGCACAATCCGTAACGCGATCCGTTCACAATGCCGGATGGAGAGCGCTGTTTAGCGAGCGTCCAATCCGCCCAGCAAGGAGAAATTAGATGACTAAAGAAACCAAGATATTTCCAGGCTACGTTATGAAGGCCGACGAGGACACAGGCGTTGTAGAAGCGTATGTGTCTGTAATGGGCATTGTTGATGAGGACATACCGCCGGACATGATAGAGAACGGCGCGTTCACAAAGACAATTCAGGAGCGTGGTCCCGCGGGCGCAAACAAGATACGCGTGTTACACCAACACAGATGGGACGAGGTTGTTGGCAAGCCGCTGTCGCTGGTAGAACATGGACGCGACCAACTACCTGCCGAATTACTCAAGCAGTATCCAGAAGCTACGGGCGGGCTGTTCGCACAGACGCAGTTCATCCTCGATGTACAGCGTGCTAGAGAGGACTTTGCGCTATACAAAGCTGGAGCAATGAGCGAGTGGAGCATTGGTTTTGACACGCTCGAAGCCGATTTCGACAAGAGTGCAGATGACGAATCATTCAGGCGCATCAAAGAGGTTCGCTTGTGGGAGTACAGTCCAGTTACGTGGGGCGCAAACCAGGCGACCATAACAACGAACGTTAAAGAAGTAGACAAGCAGGTTGAAGATGACCTGTTGGTTGAGCCATCAGTTGAGCACCTACAAGATGAGGCCGAGCCGCTTACAGCACTCACCTCATGTGAGGCCGCAAGACTAAAGCAAGATGGTGTCGAGACGATATTCGATTTAGTCTTTAGGAGTAAGGAAAATGAGTGATCGAATAAAAACATTGCGCGAAGAGGCGCGCAAGAAGTTAGACGAGGCGGCTAAAATCCTCAGCGCCGAAGAGGTCAGCGACGAGCTTTCTGCTCAAGCGGTAGCCTTGCAGATGTCAGCCAAGGAAACGATTGACCGCGCCGAGAAGTTGATGGAAGTATACGACTTGGGCGCAACAATCCCCATTGAGCGCGAGGGCGACTCAAAAGAGACTGGCTGGGAAGGCGCAGTGAGCAAGGAAGAGGCCGATGGGCTGAAGGAAGCCGCAAAGAAGAAAGTGGCAGACTGGAATCACTTTGGCGAGTTCGTCCGAGCTGTTGCTGTGTCGGCAAAGGGCCGCTATACAGACCCGCGACTTAAGTTTGCGAAGAAAGACATGGCAGAAGGCGCCATGGCTACTGGTGGGGCATTAGTTCCGCCTGAGTATCTTCAAGAGCTTCTAAAGTACGACGGGCAAGCAAATATCGTGCGCCCGCGCGCTCGCGTTCTTCCGATGGCTGGACGTTCCTTGTCCATGCCTGCAATCGACCACGGCGTTCATGCCGTCGCCGGAAAGTCAAACTTTTACGGCGGGGTGTTGACGTACTGGATCGAGGAAGCTGGCGAGAAGACTGAAGAAGACATAACCTTCGATAAGATCGAGTTGGTTCTTCACAAGCTGTGCGGTTACACGCGCACCTCTGACGAACTAATGGAAGACAGCAATCCGACCATCGCTTCTGTAATCGCTGCGTTGTTCGGTGATGCTATCGAATGGAAAGAGGACTATGCCTACCTCCAGGGTAACGGAGTTGGACAACCTCTCGGTGTCGTTGGGGCGGCAGGCACGTTTACTCAAGTGCGTGTTGCAGCCGCTAACTTTGGTTATGTCGATGCTGTGAACATGCTCTCACACTTCCTGCCCGTCAAGGGCGGCGTGTGGGTTATGTCACAGTCCGTAATGCCCGAACTGTTCACGATGGTTGACCCCGGGAATAACTACATCTGGCACCCTCACTTTGGTGGGGCAAGTGCCGCAGGCCCCGCACCTGGGACTTTGCTTGGTTATCCCGTACTCTTCACCGAGAAGACCCCGACCTTAGGGACGACTGGGGATGTCTTGCTATGTGATTTCTCCCAGTACCTAATCGGAGACGGCAGCAATGCCACTCTGGAGTCTTCAATCCACGAGCGCTTCCGCTATGACCAGACTTCTTTCCGGCTTGTAAAGCGTGTGGACGGTCAGGAATGGTGCAAGGCTCCGGTTCTGCTCGCCGATGGCGCAACGCAAGTTTCGCCGTTTGTTGAGCTCGATGCTGCTACAAGCTAAAGGAGGTTATGATGCCGTTTTG